AAAAAAGTATAAACTGGGAATATCTTGGTAATTCATATGATAACCGAGTAAACAGAATAACCTATGAGGAGGTTGTTGATGATACAAGACCTATACAAACAAAAAAGGTCCTTGGAGTTGAAGTGGGAACAGGAGCATCTGGATCATGACAGATACACTCTTGAGATGGTCAGAATCGATGACAAAGTTAAAGAAGTCATCACAAAGATCAAGCTGGAAGAAGCAGCTATTGCCCATAGACAAAACAATGTCGAAGGTGCAACTCCACAAGTTTCAGTAGCTTCTTAATCAAAAGCTACATCGCTGAAATTGCATAAATACCTTAGGCTCTCTTGCACTCTACTAAAATCTAATATATAACTCTTATAACTATACAATTAAATAGAGCACAGACGCGTATAGTCGACGGCCTAGAGACTGTGTTCGGAAAACTAGGAGGATATAATTATGGCAAACACAACATTTTCAGGACCGGTTCGATCAGAAAACGGTTTTGAGCAAGTATCAAAAAACACAACAACAGGTGTGTACACAACAAGTGCCACTTACAATGCAACAATCACAGGTGGAGTTCAATCTTTATCAGGAGCAGGTGCAGTTGATTTAACTAACCTAATAACTGAATTAACTACTACTGGAGCTGATGCATTAACTTTAGCTGATGGTACAACTTCAGGTCAAATTAAAATCATTAACATGATTGTTGACGGTGGAGATGGAACTTTAACTCCAACTACTTTTGCAAACGGAACTACAATTACGTTTGACGCAGTAGGAGAATCAGCTACATTAGTTTGGAACAGCACTGTTGGTTGGGTTGCAACTTCAACAGTTGGTGCAACAATAGCGTAATAATTAATTTAGTGTGGGCCTCGGCCCACACAAATTTAAGGAGAATAAAATTATGTCAATAACATCAAAAGTAAGACAAACAGTTGTTTTAACTGCAGATGGCAATTTACAAGGTTTAGTAAATACTGCAACTACATCAACAGCTACTGATCTTACAAAGATTAATATTATGACTGTCTTTGCACAAGCTAGTGCCGCAGATGCTGAAGTAAAAATTTATAATGAAACTGGAAGTGCGACAGCAAAAAATTTAGTTTTTCATGGTAAGTTTGGAACTGCAGCTAATGAAGTTCAAGAGTTTAAATTACCAGGAGCTGGTATTTATTGTGACAGTGGAGCTTACGTCGATCTTACTAATTGTGATTTTTGTTACGTAGTCGGAACATTTTAAAGGAGTAGCCAATGGCGAATACTACTTCCTCATCATATTCATTTGATCAGGATTTCTCAATAGATGAAATAATTGCAGATGCGTATGAACGTTTGGGTCTTGTAGGAACGGCAGGACACCAAATTAAAACTGCAAGAAGATCACTAAACATTTTATTTCAAGAATGGGGTAATAGAGGAATACATTTTTGGGAAGTAGGAAACACTAATGTTAACTTAGTTCAAGGTTCAACAACCAATATTGACGCTACAGCTGAAGGATCTGGTGTTTATACTTTCTATAGAAATGCTACAGATGTGCCTGGAGGTGGTGAACCACCACAAGCTACAACAGTTCCAACAGCAAATGTTTATGGTATTTCAGATATCTTAAATGTTTCTTACAGACAAAACTATAACACAACAAACCAATCAGATATTGGATTAACTAAAGTTGCAAGAGATGCATATGCTGCGACTGCAAATAAGGCATCGAGTGGAACACCGTCACAGTTTTGGGTACAAAGATTCATAGACAAAGTCACACTAACTATTTATCCTTTACCTAACTCAACTGCTGCATCAAATTTTTTAAGTGTTTATTATGTTAGAAGAATTCAAGATGTAGGAGCTTATACTAACGCAAGTGATACACCTTTTAGATTTGTACCATGTATGGTTTCAGGACTGTCATATTATTTATCTATGAAGTTTGCACCACAAAGAACACAGGAGATGAAGTTGTTGTACGAGGATGAATTAGCTAGAGCATTATCTGAAGACGGTTCTGCAGCTAGCACATTTATTACTCCGAAGACATACTATCCAAACGTATAATGGCTAGATTTGCAAAAGGTAGTAGAGCATTAGCAATATCTGATAGATCAGGAGCCGCATTTCCATATAGAGAAATGATAAAAGAATGGACTGGTGCTTGGGTACATATTTCTGAATTTGAACCTAAACAACCACAATTAGAACCACATCCGGTAGGAGCAGACCCACAAGGATTACAACATGCAAGACCTGCAAGAGTTGAGTTTCCTGTGCAAGATATTTTACCCAACAATCCTTTTACAACTACTGCTGCATCTGGAACTTTAAGTGTATCTTATCCATCAAATAAAATAAATGATGGAACCACTTATGTTAGATTTCAATCTGTTAAAAAACCCGTAGGTGGTGTTGCTGTTTCTACTTTGCAATTAGAGACTACATTAAATGGAAACATAAGTGATTCTGTTGCTACAATCACTTTAACAGACGCAACCGAGTTTCCAACTTCAGGTTTTATTATGATAGAAAAAATTGACACAACTCCTAACACAACTAATTATGGAAAATTTTTAAACGAAGTAATTCAATATACAGGTAAAACTGGTAACAATTTAACAGGATGCACACGTGGAACTTCTGCACCATTTAAAGGAGTAACTCCATCTTCCACTACAGCAACTACACATACCAGCGGAGCAAAAGTTTTTGGATCTTATTTAGCAACTGCCATTGGAACAACAGTTCAAACAGGGGCTCAACCAACAACTGAAACACAATATAATTCTATAACAGTGCCTTTAGTATCCAATGCTTCAAGCACAGAAACAGGGGGCGGTTTTCAGTGTACAATCGGACCCGTAAATGATAGAAGTTAATTATGGCAGGATATACATACGCAACTTTAACAGATGATATTAGAAACTACACAGAAGTAGATGCAAACGTGTTTACTGCTGCTGTTATAAATAGATTTATAGAAAACGCAGAAAACAGAATTAATTTAGATGTTCCTATGGATTCTGATAGAATTATGGCACAAGGACAGTTTGCACAAAACTTTAATAGTATAACAGTGCCAACAAAAACTTTATTTGTTAGAGGTGTACAAGTATTTAATTCAACATCCGCTACTACTGATCAAGGATTTTGGTTAGAAAGACGTGATCAAACTTTTATTACTGAGTATGTTGGAGAAGCAACAGGTCCTTCAGGTGGATCTACAGGACAAAATGTTAAAGGATTACCTAAATATTATTCTATGTTTGGTGGTGCTACCACAGGGGAAAATTCAGCTACTTCTGGAGCTATATTTGTAGCTCCAACACCTGATCAAAACTATCAATATATTATCCATTATAATGCTCAACCTACGGGTTTAGAAACTAATACAGGTGGTACGTATGTTAGTAATTACTTTCCACAAGGATTATTATACGCATGTTTAGTAGAAGCTTTTATGTTTTTAAAAGGTCCAACAGACATGTTGACACTATACGAAAATAGATATAAAACAGAGTTACAAAAGTTTGCAGCAATGCAAATTGGAAGAAGAAGACGAGACGATTACACGGATGGTACATTAAGAATTCCAATCGAGTCACCGCCTCAGTAATTAGGAGAAAAATATTATGGCAATAACATCGGCAGTATGTAACAGTTTTAAAACAGAAGTTTTACAAGGCTTACATAATTTTACAGCGTCATCTGGAAATACATTTAAAATAGCTTTATACACAAGTAGTGCTACTTTAAATAAATCAACAACAGCTTATTCAGCAACAAATGAAATATCAAACACATCAGGTTCAGCTTATTCTGCAGGTGGTGCAACACTTACAAGTGTAACTCCAGCTTTATCAACTGACACTGCATGTTGTGATTTTTCAGATGTTAGTTTTACTTCTGCATCATTTACAGCAAATGGTTGTTTGATTTATAATGATACAAACTCTGATAGAGCAGTTTGTGCAATCGCATTTGGTGGAGACAAAACTGTATCAAGTGGAACTTTCACAATTCAATTTCCAACAGCAGACGCATCTAACGCTATACTTCGAATAGCATAGGGAGTAACTCCTTATGTCTAATACTTGGAGCACAGGCGTCTGGGGACAAAACGAATGGGGTGATCAAGGCCCTATAGTATTTACACCAACCGGTGTAAGTTCAACTTCAAGTGTTGGAAGCGTTGTAGCTTCTCAATTAATTACTGCAGAATTAACAGGTGTAAGTGCTACTTCTTCATTAGGATCATTAACTTTAGATTTAACATCTGTAGTATCTCCAACAGGAGTTAGCTCAACAACAGAACTTGGAAGTTTTGATAACGCAGGTACATTAGTTGGTTGGGGTAGAAATGGTTGGGGTGAAGAACCTTATGGAGATTCTTTTAATAAAGTAGAGCAACCAGCTGGAGTTAGTGCAACTGCTAGTGTTGGGTCATTAACAGTTGTACCAGAAGAACTTATAGACATAACAGGAGTTAGTTCTACATCTAGTGTTGGTTCTTTAGGTTTTGTTATAGATTCTACACCTGTCATAACAGGTGTTACCACAACTGCTAGTGTGGGAAGTATCGCTCCAGCCGATGTTATGGGATTAACAGGAGTACAGGCAACTTCTACCGTTGGATCTATTTTACCTGCTGATGTTATAGGACTAACAGGAGTGTCTGCAACATCTTCTGTAGGAAATGTAGAAATAACAAGAGAGGAAATTATAATTCCTACAGGACAATCTTTAACAAGTAATTTAGGCTCTCTTACATTAGAAATAGGAGTTCCATTAACAGGGGTTTCATCAACAGCAAGCACAGGATCTATTACACCTGCAGATGTTGTGGGATTAACAGGAGTCCAAGCAACAGCAAGTGTCGGTGATTCTGGATTAATTCTTCAATATTACAGAACATTAACACCTAAAGTCAGCTCAGGTTATACAATAAAAACACCTGCATAATTGTGTTTGACTTTATAATGAATAGATAATATAAAATAACCAAAATAAGGACATAAACATGGCATCAACATATTCATCAGATCTTAAACTGGAACTAATGGCTACCGGTGAAAACGCTGGTACATGGGGAACTAAGACAAATACAAATTTAAATTTAGTACAACAAGCAGTTGCAGGTTATCAAGCAATAGCTGTAGCATCGTCCGACGTGGCTCTTACAATGGATAACGCAGCTGTTTCAAATGCAAGAAATGCAACTTTAAAATTTACAGGAACATTAGCTGCAAATAGAACAGTGACTGTTCCAGATAGTATTGAAAAAGTCTACAACATTGTAGATGGAAGTGACCACGCAGGTTACACTTTAACTTTTAAAACAGCATCAGGAACAGGAGTTTTACTTTGTGAGGGAAACAATTACGTAGTTTTTGCTGATGGAACAAATGTTGTAAAACTTACTGAACAAAGAAATTGGAGAGCAGTATCAGCAGCAGAAACAGTTCAAGCTGGCGCTAAACTTTTAGTAAATACAAATAGTGGAGCAGTAACGGTTACGCTACCAGCCTCACCTGCTACAGGAGATGAAGTACATTTTGTAGATCAAGGTTATGATTTCAATACTAACGCATTGACTGTTGGTAGAAACTCTTCTAATATAGCTAATGCAGCATCTGATCTTGTAGTTAATACACAAGGTGCAGCTTTTTCATTAGTTTTTTCTGGAGATGCTACAACAGGATGGACTTACACGGAGAAATAATATGTCAAATTACGAAGCAACAAAATACGATTTTTCAGGAGCAAACCTTACAGG